ACGTCCCCCACGAGCCTTCACCAGATGTTCGCGCGCGCAAATTCACTAGGAAGGTAGCCTTGCCCAGCGGACCAGCACCCAAGCCCCAAAAAATGCGCATCGTCGAAGGCGGCATCGGCAAGGGCGGCCGCGACCGTGCGCACCGTCCTAGCAAGACGGTGCCTGTCTTCCCGCCGCTAAGCGAGCATCCACCCGACTGGTTGCCGCGGGAGGCGAAGGCGGAATGGCGTAGACTACTTGCCTCCTGGAAGTACATCCCGGAGTTTGTCGAGCGGCCTGACCGCGCGGCCATGATTGCCATGTGCCTGGAGTGGGACAAGTACGTGACGGCGGCGCGCGATATCATCGCACGCGGCCACCTGGTGCCGGGCTATCCCAGCAAGGGCCCGCTCACCATCCGCAACCCCAGTTGCATAGTGGCCAACGATGCGCTGAACAAGCTGCATGTCATGTGGCAGCGCTTCGGCATGACTCCGGGAGACCGAGCACGCTTCAACCTCGACAAGGGGATGGAAGAGGATGACCCGCTCCTCAAACTTCTCACCGGAGGCGGCACGGAGAGCGATTGAGTTCATCGGTTGCTTAAAGCACACCAAAGGCAGCTGGCGAGGCGTGCCTTTCGTGCTCCCTGGTTGGCAGAGGGAGATCGTGGAGCGGACGTTCGGGACTGTCAGGCCCAGCAGAGGGGCACGGCGTAAGCTGGTACGTCAATACCGCAAGCTATTCCTGGCGGTGGCCAAGAAGAACGGCAAAACGGGACTGGCTTCGGCTTTCGGGGCTGTCGGTCTCTACGCCGACGATGAGTTCGGAGCCGAAGTTTACTCAGGAGCAGCGTCACGAGACCAGGCTACGCTCGTATACCGCGAGCTGTCAGCCATGATCAAGCAGGTGCCCACACTGCGCAAGATGAGCCGGTTCTACGACTCGGTAAAGCGCATCTACGTACCATCCACAGAGTCCTTCTACCAGGCGCTATCTGCAGATGCCGACTACTCGGACGGCATCAACCCATCCATGTGGATAGCCGATGAGTTGCACCGGCACAAGAGTCGCGAGCTCTACGACCTACTCAACCAAGGCTCGGGCACACGCGAGCAACCGCTCGGCATCGTCATCACCACGGCAGGGTATGACCGGACTTCAGTGTGTTGGGAGGAGTGGCAATACGCCCGCGAAGTGGCGGCAGGCAAGATTGAGGACCCGACGTTCTTGTCCCGCGTCTTCGAAGTGCCGGACGAGGTGGACTGGGGCAAATTAATGGAGGATGAGTCGCTCTGGTACTTGGCCAACCCGGCGTTGGGCGACTTTTTGGATATCGAGGACCTCCGCAAGGCCGTGAGGGAGGCGAACTACAAACCGGCCATGCAGAATAGCGTGCGCCGTCTGCGCTTCAACCAGTGGACTCAGGCTGAAGAGCACTGGTTTGAGAGCGGGCAGTGGGAAGCCTGCGGCGGTATTGTGGATGAGGCCAAGCTGCAGGGGCGCGATTGCTATGGAGGTCTCGATCTGGCGTCAACATCCGACTTCGCGGCCTGGGTGCTGATATTCCCCCGAGAGGATCAAGGCTTCGATGTACTGCCTCGGCTCTATCTGCCGGAGGCGGCCGTGGAGCGTCGCGAGCGTCATCGCGACCAACTGCAGGCATGGGCGCGACATGGCTACCTGACTATCACGCCCGGTAATGTCGTTGACTACGACTGGATCAAGTCGCAGATTCACAAGGATGCGGAGGCCTTCCGCATCCGTGAGATAGGGTTCGACCCTTGGACGGCCACGCAGATATCCGTACAGCTTGCCGAGGACGGTTTGACTTTGGTGCCGGTGAGGCAGGGGTTCCGTACACTCTCATCTCCGTCGAAGTTGTTGGAGACGTTGGTGGCCAAGCGGCTCATCAACCATGGTGGTCACCCGGTGCTCTCATGGATGGCGGGCAACGCCACGGTTGAAGTTGGCCCGACCGAGGAGATCAAGCCGAGTAAGCGGCGGTCGGCTGAAAAGATCGACGGCATTGTTGCCCTGATCACAGCCCTGGAGCGAGCCATGCATGCCGAGCCGGACTCGGTGGCCTGCGTATTTTGAGGAGGTGTTATGCGCTATCTCGTCATCGCGCTTGACCTAGTGGGTGCGGGCTGCTTGGTGGCAGGCGTGGCGCTGTGGTCGCTGCCGGGAGCGCTGGTGTGCGCAGGGGTGTTGATGTTGGCGACGGCAACTCTTGTGGAGCGCCGCTCATGAGCCTCTTGCGGGGCGTGGCGCGCATGCTGACCCAGCGCGAGTGGGAAGAGGGCCACTTCGACAAACCGCGACTGCACCAGTTGTCCGCACTGTCAGGAGTGGACGTCACGCAGGAGACGGCTATGCGCATGACAACCGTGTACGCCTGCGTGCGGCTGTTGTCCGATTCGGTGGCCGGTCTCCCCTTGCAGACATTCTCTAAGCTGGGCTCGGTGCGTATGCGCCACGATGCCGACCCGTGGATCAAGACGCCAAACCGCGAATACACCCGCTTCCGGTTCTGGCAGGAGGTGATGGTAAGCCTGCTGTTGGACGGCAACGCCTTCATCCGCCTCGACCGCTCCAAGGGAGGCAAGATCATATCGGTGTGGCCCTATTGGGCGCCTGCTATCAAGGTGGAGCGCGACGAGCAAGGCTATCTGCGCTACCAAGATAGCGAGCGCAATTTCTACACCGATTATGACCTGCTCCACATCTCCGGGCTCACGCTTCCCGGCCAGTTGCGCGGGCTATCCCCGGTCGGCTACTACGTGGCACAGAATGCCATCGGACTCGGCATCGCTGCGGAGGATTACGCGGCATCGTTGTTCGCCCACGGCGCCATGCCCGGCGGCTGGATCAAGGCCCCGAGCGTTCGTACCAAGGAGCAGGCCGATGCGCTCAAAGAGCAGTGGAAGCTTGCTCACCAGGGCAACTTCCACGAGCCGGCGATTCTGGGCGGTGATGCGGAATGGAAGTCGGAGAGCTTCGATGCAGAGGCAACGCAGCTGACCAGGAGCCGCAGCTTCCAGGTGGAGGAGATCTGCCGCATCTACGGAGTGCCGCCGCACATGGTGGCGTCGGTGGAGCGCTCTACGAGTTGGGGCACCGGCATTGTGGAGCAGGGCTTGCAGTGGGTGGTCTATTCGCTCCGTCCTTGGCTGGAGCGTATCGAGCAGGCGATCGAGCCGCTGCTCGTGCGGCCATCTTGGGTGAACAAGGATGCAGAAATATTCGCCCGCTTCAACGTCGAAGGCCTGCTGCGTGGCGATCAGAAGTCCCGCATGGAGGCTTACGAGGTCGGCATTCGCACAGGGCTGTATACGCCCAATCAATGCCTGGCCTGGGAGGACCTGCCGCCCTATGAAGGTGGCGACAAGCACTACGCGCCGCTTCACCACTACGCCATCGAAGACGGAAGACCGCAGAAGGTCTCTTCTTCGCCCGCAGCCGGCGAATAGCCGACCGCTACATTCATCTGCAACCGGGCCGCGTAAGCGGCCTTTTTGTTGGAGGCGCCCATGAAGAGCAAAGAACGTAGCCCATTTCGGCGTCTGCGGTCCGTGCCTCTGGTTCGGGCGCAGGCTGTGGATGAACCCGAGATTCTGCTCTACGACGAGATCGGCTTCTGTGGTATCACGGCCGACGACTTCCGCCGGGAGCTGGTCGGTATCGATGCCGCCACCATTCACCTACGCATCAGCTCACCCGGTGGCTCAGTGTTTGACGGCATGGCCATCTACAACGCCTTGCGCGAACACCCGGCCCGCGTGATCACCCACATTGATGGCCTGGCGGCGTCCATGGCCAGCGTGGTGGCTATGGCCGGCGACGAGGTGCGCATGGCGGAATCCTCCTTCCTCATGGTGCACGAACCCTGGACCATCACCATCGGCAACGCGGAACAGTTGCGCAAAGACGCGGCGTTGCTCGACAAGATCGGAGATGTAGCCGCTTCCGTCTATGCCGCCAAGAGCGGTGCTTCGCTTGACGATGTACAGGCTTGGATGGCTGAGGAAACCTGGTTCAACGGAGGCGAGGCAGCCGCCGCGGGCCTGGTCGATGCGGTAGAGAACGTGATCGAAGAGGAGGATGCGGCGGCGCGAGTGGCTGCCCTGTTCGATCTTTCCATATTTGCCAACACACCGGATGCTCTCCGGGTTGCTGGGAGTGAAACGCCCCAGGAACCTTCCCGTCGCGATCTCGAACATGCCCTGCGCAACGCGGGCTACGGTCGGGATACCGCTCGGGATATAGCGGCTCAAGTGCGGGCCAGCCAGCGCAACGCGGCACCGCCGGTAGCCCCGGACAGCCATGACGTGGGAGCGGCTGTAGCTCTCATCCAACTCATCAACCGTAGGAGGTTGAACAAAGATGCCTGAAAAGGATGCAATACAACTTCTAGTGGAAGAGATTCGGCAGGGAGCCGAGATCACCGATCAGAAGATCGCCGATCTGCGGACTTCCTTTGATCAGCGGCTCGCTGATCTTCCTACCCCTGAGAAGCTCATGGAGCGGGTGGCTCCAGAGATCAAACGCATGCTCGAAGAGTCGCAACTGGCCGCGGCTCCGCGTCCGTCCATGGGCGACGCCGTGTCGCACCCCTTCCGCGGCTTCGGAGACTTCTGCTCGCGCATCGTGAGCGGTGGCGATATTCCGAGCGAGTACCGAGCCATCAACCATCCGGTAATCCAGATGGCGCAGACCACTTCCGCCACGGCCGGTGGCTACCTGGTGCCCGATGAGTTCCGAACCACCATCCTTGAGATCGCCATGGAGAACTCCATCGTGCGGCCTCGCGCCACCGTCATCCCCATGGGCTCCGACACAGTCAAGATGCCCGCCTGGAACCAGCAGAGCCATGCCACCAACTTCTACGGCGGCGTGCTCGGCTACTGGGTGGGCGAAGGCTCTCCGATCACGGATACCAGCGCGGCCTTCAAGGAAGTTTCGCTGGCCGTGAACGCACTGGCCGGGCTCAACTACCAGTCGTTGAAGCTGCTCAAGGCATCTCCCCTGGGCGTATCGCGGCTGTTGGAGGACGGCTTCGGGAAGGTCATCGCCTTCATGGAAGACCAGGCCTTCATTGACGGCAGTGGCACCACGCATCCGCAGGGCATCATCGGCTCCGCCTGCGAGGTCGCAGTCAACCGTGCGGGCGGCGGCGCCATTGTCGCGGCCGATGTCGTCGGCATGTACGCCGCGTTCATGGGCTCGCCGTCCAACGCGGTTTGGATCGCCAACAAGACCACCTTCCCGCAGCTCTACGCGATGAAGGACGGAGGCAACAACCAGCTGTGGATTACCAGCCTCGCGCCCGGCGTCCCCGGCACCCTGCTCGGCATCCCGGTTGTGTGGTCGGAGAAGGCCTCTGCGCTCGGCACCAAGGGCGACCTCATGCTGGCTGACTTCCAGTATTACCTGATCGGCGACCTGGGTGAGTTGGCCATCGACTACTCCGAGCACGTGCGCTTCGCCAACCTGGAGGGCGCTATGCGCATGTATAAGTGGGTAGACGGCAAGCCGTGGATGGCTACCACCTACACCCCGCGCAAGGGCACCGCTCTGTCCCCGTTCGTCATCCTGAACTGATAGGGAGGCGAACCATGGCGATTCCAAAGGCGATTGAGCGCTACAAGGCTGATATCGGCCTCGTGGGGCAGACCATCAACAACTCCAACGTGACCGGTCCCTATTACCCGGTGGCCGGTTTCCGTAAGTTCCTGGCCGTCTGCGTCGATGGCGCGTCGGTTGTGAACAAAACCACGAAACTGGAGTGGCTGCAGGCCACCAACACGGCCGGGAACGGCGCCAAAGTGGTCAAAGCGGCCAACGCGTCTACCGGCACCGAGTCCAAGGCTGAGTCCGTGGCGGCTGCCACCGGCTTCACCAACGTGACCGAGTGCACGCTGACCATGAACAACATGCTCAACACCGAAGCCGTGACCATCAACGGCCTGACCTTCACGGCTCACACGAACACGACCACAGCCAACAAGCGCGAGTTCAAGATCGACGGCACCGATGCGCAGGATGCGGCTGCGCTGGCCGGGCTCATCAACGATGCCACCTACGGCGTGCCGGGAGTGACGGCCACGGCCGCGGATACGGTCATCACGCTCACCTCCACGGTGCCCGGCAAGAAGACGATCACCGTCTCTACCGCAGCCGCGGCCAAGTGCGTTCCCGCCATCACGCAGCAGGTGCTCTATTCGGAGATCGATATCGAGGACCTGGACATAGCGGGCGGCTTCGTCTATGTAGCGCCCAAGGTCACCAAGGCGGGGAACGGCGTCGTCTCTGTGGTCGTGCTTCGTGAGGTGGGCGACTACGGCCCCGCAGCGCAGGCGGTTGCAGCGGGAACCAATATCTAGCCTCCCTTCGCTCCGCCGGGCGGGGTGTACTCCTGCATCCCGTCCGGCACCTACTTTTGAAAAGAAAGGCGGTGAGCAGTGGCACAAGACATGAGGCCGTGGGTCAAGGTCCATGAAGCCATCACAGCCACAGCTGTATCCGGTGTCATTGACTGCCGCGGCTACAACGCGTTGGCCGTCTATGCCAGCTTCAGCGCGGCCAAGAACTGGACGCTTTCAGTGATGGGTGCTCCGGCTCCGGTCGGTTTCGACTTCGTGCAGTGCTACGACAACGCGGGCACGGCCATGAGCAAGCAAACCAGTGCAGCCTTGTTCTGGATATTCCACAATGTCCCCGACTACGTGCAACTCAAGGCCACCGAGGACGTGGATGGGGCTGAGGTCACCGTGTATGTCGCCCCCTGCACCGTCTGAGCCATGGCCGATCCGACGACACTCTTCAGCGCAGCTGAGGCCAAGGCGTTCGATAAGAAGCAGCTGGGCACGGGTTACGACGATTCCGTCATCAATGCTGCCGAGGCCGAGATACGTGAGGAGTTCGCTCATATCTGCGGAGTCTCATTTATCCCCAAGACGGAGACGGGCTACCGCGTGGATGGCAGCGGAAACCGCATGTTGGCACTGCCCTTCAGGCGTCTGCTTTCACTAACGGCGGTCACCATCTACGATGCCGCCCAGACGCTTGTGCAAACGTTCGATGCGACGGACTTGTCTGATGTAGCGCTCTATACGGATGGCCGTATGGTGCGACGCTCTCGCGGGACATGGCTACGTGGCGAGCTCAATATCGCGCTGACCTTCACGCATGGATACACAACTACGCCGGCAGAGATCAAGCGGGCGGCGCTAATTCTGGCTGTGTACAAATTGGTGCCTACCGACATCACTGATCGCGCTACCTACATGAGCGACGGCAGTATGACCTTCTCGCTGGCCACCCCAGGCATGCGCGGCTCGTATTACGGGTTGCCCATGGTGGATGCGGTACTCAATCGCTACAGCGAACAGCCGGCGGCGGTGTCCTGATGGCAATCACTATCACCTCCACTATCCCGGGGTTGCTTGACACGTTTGCGTCCGATCTACGAAAGAAATCGGACTTGAGTGGTGTGGGCGTCTACTCCGGGCCCATGGCTGAGAACGCACCGGAGCTCGACACCATAATTTTCTTTGGTGCAGAAGTTGACAATCTGCGCACCGGCCTCGGTGCCTCGTCGGAGTTCGAGGAGTACGAGATATCAGGCTACGTGCATGCTCGTCGCGCCGGTGCGGGCGAGACCGCCATCAAAACAGCGAGGGACCGCGCCTTCACGCTCTTCGCCGTGCTGGCTGAATACGTGGCAGACGACACATCACACATCGACACGAGACTGACCCTGGATCGCGTCAAGCAGGGTGTTGACCCCGAGGGCCGTTGGACGGCACTGGAGTTCACAGTGCACGTGCGGGCCGTGATCAACCCTACCTAAACGACTACAACAAAGGGCGAGGCGGGCATCGCCTGTCGCCCGGGAAGGCGAACACATGGCTGCAATAGCAGGTAAGGGCGGCAAGGTGATGCAGGCGGGCAATACACTTGCCTTTATTGAATCTTGGGAGCTTGGTATCTCCGATGAGGCCTTGGAGACCACGGGACTGGGTGCCGCGGCTCGCACCTACATCGGGCGCGGGCTTCCGGAGAACACAGGCACGGTCAACTTCCGCGCGCTCGACAACAGCGAAGCCGGGATTGCTGCCATCCGTGCGGCGGCGTTGAACAACAGCACCGCTGTAGCTCTCAAGCTTTACGAATCAGCATCGAAATACTGGGACTGCGCAACGGCCATCATCACCAGCTACAACCAGAGCACCACCGTAGACGGCTTGGTGACCGGCTCGTTCGCCTTCACCGTATCCGGTGCTCCGGCCTACACCTAACCCACAGAAGGCGAGGTGAGCCATGGGCGCCATCCAAGGGCGTAAGGGGGATATCTACCTGCAGACGGGTAACGCGACCGCCTTCACGGGCGAGGCCTGCCACCTCGTCAGCGGCACCACCTACCAGATCAGCAACGCGGCCAAGCTGAACTGGGATCGCGCCACGGCCGTTACGGTTTACGTGGGCGGCAATCCGGTGTCCAGTGGGTTCACTGTGCAGTATCCGGCAGGCCGTATCGTGTTCGATGCCGATCCGGGCGATGCAGTGACGGTATCTGGCAAGTGCTACGCCACAACCAAAGTCGGCTATGTCCAAAACTACGACATCTCCATCGAATCGGCGGCGCTGGAGACCACCAGTCTGGGTGATGAAGCGCGTACTTACATGGGGCTCGGCTTGCTCGCCTGGTCGGCTGCGTTTGAGCGGCTGTACGAGAATGACACCTGGGCGGCGCTGGCCCGCGCGAACGCCACCAGCGGCTACCGGCTGCTCTGCAAGTTCTACGAAGATCGTTCTGGTCCCAAACGGTTGGTGTGGGTGGGATACGTCACTGTGACCGGCCACAGCACGAATCTCTCCCTGGAGGAGCTTGTGCGGGAGAACATCACACTGCAGGGCGAAGAGCTCATCTACTACATCGATGAGACCGAGGCGGCCTAATGGCCGGAGCTGTAATCCAGGTATCCGGCGTCAAGGAATTGCGCTCCGCCTGCAAGGCTATGGAGGATAAATGCGGCGTAGCTGAGCTCAAAGAGGCGCATGCCAAGGCGGCAGAGTTGGTCAGGGCCACGGCCACTGCCGCCATGCCTCACGTCTCCGGCACGCTGGCCGGGTCCTACAAAGCCAAAGGCACGCAGACCGGCGGCTACGTAGAGTCCAAGTTGGATTACGCGAGCGTGCACGAGTTCGGTGGCCGCGTGGTGTGGCGTGGCAAGGTGTACCAACGCGACACCAAGGGCCGGGTGTTTCGTGCCAAGCGGCACGTCGTGTGGGTCAAGCCGCGCGCCGGTAGCAAAGACTCCTACTACATCTATCCGGCCATTCGCCAACACGAGGACGAGATAAAGGCCGTGTACTGCGATGAGATATACCGCATCGCCCAACGCCTGTTCGCCTAAACGAAGGAGAACTTCGTGCGCAAAATTGCATTAGACGTCAACGATCTGACCTTGGGCGAGCTGGAGGAATTGGAGGAGGCAACCGGCGTCAAGTTGGCCGATTTGGGCAACGGTAGCGTCAAATCCACCATTGCCTTGATCTGGATATCCGAGCGACGCAGGCATCCCGAGTTCACCCTAGACGATGCTCGCCAGCTGAAAGTCACCGAGTTGGAATTCGCAAACCCTACCGTAGCGGGCGATTCCTAGCGGACATCCCCGCGCTCTGCAAGTTCTACGGCATCGCGCCGTCGGAGTTCTACGCCATGACCCTAGCTGAGTTTGCCGCCATGAAGCAGTACGCTATCGAGTACGTCCGGGAGGTGAGACGTGGCGCAAAAAAGCGTTAAGGTCGTCATTTTGGGCGACGCCAAAAGCGCCGCAGAAGCCTTCCGGGAGGTGTCGTCGGCAGCGGAGAACAGCCAGTCCAAACTGGCCTCCATCGGCGCCAAGATGAAGAGCGTGGGCGCCACCATGACCAAGAGCGTCACGCTGCCTCTGCTCGCTCTCGGTGGTGCGGCGGTGGCAGCGGCCATCCAGTACGACGAGGCCTCCGATACCATCCGTGCGGGCACCGGTGCCACCGGCAAAGAACTGGATGCTCTGAATGAATCCTTCAAGAGGGTCTTTACTACGGTACCCGCATCGGCCGCCGATACCGCCAAGGCCATATCTGATCTCAATACCAGGACGGGCGCTACCGGCGAGCGGTTGGAAGGCCTGGCGACGCAGGTGCTGCATCTGTCGCGACTCACCGGCGAGGACCTGGGCCAGGTCATCGCATCCACCACGCGGGTCTTCGGCGACTGGAACATCGCCACCGAGGACCAGGCACGCACCCTCGACTACATCTGGAAGGTCTCGCAAAACACGGGCATAGGCATCAGCCAACTCTCAGACAAAGTGGTCCAGTTCGGCGCCCCGCTCCGGCAGTTGGGATTCGACTTCGAGTCTGCCGCTGCCATGATGGGCAAATGGGAGCAGGAGGGCGTCAACCTGGAGCTGGTGCTGGGCGGTATGAAGCGCGCGCTGGGCAAGTTTGCCAAGGCGGGCGAAGACCCGGTCAAGGCGCTGCAGGCGATCTCAGACCAGATACTGAATGCCGGTACCCAGGCCGAGGCCAGCCAGATTGCCATTGAAGTATTCGGTCAGCGCGCCGGGCCGGACATGGCGTCTGCCATCCGTGAGGGACGCTTCGACCTGGAGGAGCTCATATCCACTTTGGCGGAATCGGACGAGACCATCGTCAAGGCCTCGGATGACACTATGAGCTTCAATGAGAAGTTGGTTCTGCTCAAGAACAAAGCCATAGACGCCGCTATACCCATTGGCGAGAAGCTGCTGGCGGCGATAGATAATCTTATGCCTAGTATCGAGAAGGTCATCGGCTGGGTGGCCGGTGCGGTCGAATGGTTCAGCAAACTACCAGAACCGGTGCAGACTGCAGGTGCGGCTATAGCTTTGCTGGCAATCGCCGCCGGGCCACTGCTCAGTGCTTTGGGGTCCATCCTTCCTCTTCTGGAGCCGTTGACCGGTTTGCTGGGAGGCTTGAGCAAAGCCGCAGGGCTATCCGGTGCCGCCAGTTCCATCGGGCTGCTAACGACTTCCCTGACCGTGCTCGCGGGCGTGGCGGTCGGCATCGGCCTGGCCGTGCTCATCAAAGACCTTTGGGAGGGCAAGCGTGCGGCGGACGGGCTCCATGAGTCCGTCAAGACGTTAGCTGACGGTTACGCTCCACTCACCGAAGCCCAAGAACGGCGGGCGGGCGCGAGCCTGATCGAGGCCCAGACGCAGGTCAAGCTTCGCGAGAGCGTTGATGGCGTGATTCGCAGCACCAAAGAGCAGGCGCTCATGGCGGAGGAAGTGGCCCAGGCCTGGGCGCTCTCCGGCGCCAAGACAAAGGCAGAGATGGACGCCGTCGCGCAGAATGTTTTGGACAACTACGACTCCATGCAGAGCAAGACGGCTGAGGCGCTCTATGGCGGCTCCGGGATTGTTCCCACCAATTATGCCGCCTGGAATCAGGCGTCCATCGATGTTGGCGTGAAACTGGACGAAGCCAAGAGCAAGGCGCAAGAGAAGTTTGACCTTATCCACGGCATCGTGGATAAGAAGGGCGAGAGTATCAAGACCGTGAACTACGCCACCTGGAACCAGATGTCGATTGACATCGGCGTGAAACTGGACGAAGCCAAGAGCAAGGCCGACGAAAAGTTCGACTTGATAAAGAAGTCTGCCGAAGGTGTGCCTGCCGCTATATCCGCATCGCTGTCGGCGCTGCCTGCTGCTATCGAATCGGCTTTCAAGGATGGGTATCAGCTGGCTGTTTACTGGGCGAATAGGATAGCCAGCCTCAATGTCATGCCCAATACTACCGCCGGGGCCCGTGCTGTCTTCGGCGCGGCTGAGGGTGCATTTGTCAGGTCTACGCCGGGCGGTGTGCCCCTGATCGTGGCTGAGGGCGGCGAGAATGAATGGGTCATCCCCGAATCCAAGTTGAAGCGCATGCTGCTGAGTGCATCGGCTCCTGTCCAGTCCTCCCGTGCGTCCGGCATTACCATCGAATCCATCATCATCAATGGGGCACGCCGCGAGGGCGAAGAAGCGGCTGACGCCTTCCTGGGCCGCCTGGCTGCATTGGGGGCGACGCGATGAAGCTGGTGGATGCTGACGGTAACACGCTGCATCTTGATAATGCCTGGCTGGTGCGGGGCGCGACCACGTACAAGATTGCGTTGCATGACTACCTATTCAGCGACGATACGGACGCGACGTGGCTGGGACGTGGCCCGACGCAGCTGCGCATACAGCGCACCTGTACCACTACGGAGCTCGAAGCTATGTCTTTGTTTCTCGCCCGCGGCGAGGAGTTGGCGCTGTGGTTTCCATCGGCCCAGGGCGACGAGGACAACCGCTACTATCAGCGCGTCATCGCTACCAGCGGACCGCAGGGGTGGGCGGTTACCGCAGGCATCCATCGGGTAGAAGTCCCCCTGCTGGCCCTAGACCCCTGCGTGTATGATGTCAACGGCCAGGTGGTCGGCTGATGGCTTCGGGAGAATTCAGCCTGGGATTCACGTGGGAGCTGACCTGGCAGGAGTTCTACGCCAACCCGGCTGCGCTCTCTGTGAGTGTGACCCCGCCCGGACCACGCTCTCACCTCGCCTTCTTCATCACGCGTCTGGAGCTCTTCTATCGTCGTAACCACGCCAGGGGCTCGGAGCCGTGGCAGAGTGTGACGCGCGAGTACGACCCGCCTGTGTCTACAGCCAGGCAGATCGATGTCAATCTGTACCTGCATCCCGCCTGGTACGCTCAGTGCTATTTTCGCTGCCACTATCAGGTGGTCTTCGAGCCCGGCTACGGCAACTCATGGGCCGATATCTACGTGTCCCCTCTTTACGCGAGCCTGATGGTGGATGACGCTGCGCCCGACCTGGACGTGACCTTGGCGAATGCCGTTGACGGCGGGAGCGTGATACCAACGTCAGGCGGCCGGGTGCAATGGGACACGACACTGACAGATGCCGTAGAGGTGCGCTGGCTGGACCTCTACGTGGATGGCGCCTGGGTGGAGCGGGTCGCGTCGGAGGCTTACCGCAAGCAGGACACCACGATCCTGTCTGCTCTCGGGCTCACCAAGGGCGCCCACAGCGTGCGCATCGTGGGCACCGACTACGCCATGCGCACTGATGAATACTCCGCCAATTTCACGGTGGGCAACGCTCCGCCTACGGCGCCAGGTGGTTTGGCTGTGGGCGGCCGCACCAGTTCTGTGCGCGTTGGCCGTGCCCAAGGCCACACCGTAACCTGGAGCGCGGCCACGGACCCCAATCCCGAAGACGCCATTGCCGCCTACGAGCTGCAAGAGCGGCCGCCGGCGGGCGAGTGGACCAAGCTGGCCGATGATCTTACCGTGCGATTCTATGTCTGGACGCCCAACACGAACGGCACCTGGGAGCTCCGGGTGCGTGCCAGCGACGGAACGGTCTGGGGACCGTGGACCACGCTTAGCCCCGTCACCGTCGTCTCGTCAACCGCTCCCAACACGCCCACCATCATCGAGCCATCATGACCCCTGGGAGGTAGCCATGTACTTCGACGCCGCTGAAGCCAAAATAGCCGACCTGGAAGCCCGCATTGTGGACTTGGAGGGAGCAGGCTCTGTGGACCTGCAACCCATCCTGGATGACATCGAAGCCATCAAGGCCACACAGGCCGCGCAAGCCGCCGAACTCGCCCGCCTTGACGCCCGCCTGGATGCCATCGCCGGTGCGGCGGCTGACTGACTATGGGCCTGTTTGATCTGGCAGAGGCTCATCTGGCGGGCCTTGCTGTCCGTGTGGCGGCGCTGGAGGGCGGTACGGCAGAGCCTCCGGTAGACCCTCCGGTAGAACCACCCGTCACCTACACACCTTCACCTGCCCTGATCCTGCGCTCGGGCGACGTGGTGCAGGGCAAGTCATTCACAGGCTACGACTACGCCATCAACGCCGCGTCGGGTGCCTACAACCAAGCCGTCACCAACGCCGCCGTGCGTGATTCCCGCTTCGACGGCTGCAAGTTCGGGGTCAAAGTGGGCACGGGGCCGATCAGTTCTGGTATCGCCCTGGAGCGCCTGGTGGCCCGCGATTGCCGCATACCTCTGATGCTGGCCGACATGCAGGACTCTACACTCACCGACCTGGACCTTGAGGGTAGGCCTGGATCGACCACCGACCACTGCCTGTACCTGGAGCGCGGTATCAAGCGCATGACCGGGCGCAACATCAGGCTCACCCAGGGCGGCGGCTACTGTCTGCACATGTACAACCCCAGCGACGTGCCAGGCGAGGACATCACCCTTGAGGACGTGACCCTGGATGCTACCGGGGGTTGGTTGCCATTGGTGATCATGGGCTTTCGCCGGGTGGCGCTCAGGCGCGTGAAGCTCATCACCCAAGCCACTGACGGCCCCTGCATCATGCTGGGGGGCTGTGATGACGTGCTGATCGAGGACTTTGAGGCGAGTGGCGGCTACTCGCTCGTCTACTCGCACGGGGGTTGCTCGGGCGTGGTCATCCGCAACGGCAGTTACCCGGGGAGCAAACCGCTCATCCTGGGCACCGCGGCGGGCGTGACGTTTGAGGGAGTGATGCGCTAGTGGCGACGTTTGGCAACACATCTACTTCGGGGGCTGCGGCAGGTGGATCACTGTATGACGGTGGGTCTTTCTTGTGTCGAGGAAAGTTCACATTGTCTGAAGCCGCGAATGTGAGCAAGCTGTCAATCTATCTCGACAATCAGGGTAGCGGACATGCAGCGTGTAACGTGCGTGCAGGTATTTACGATGATGACGGTGCCTCCGGCAAAGCGGCCACCCTGAAGGGATCGAAGGAAGTCAGTATCACCGACAATATGGCTGTGCAGCATGTTGACTTCACATTTGCCTCGCCGGTGTCTTTAGCGGCAGGGGATTGGTGGCTTGCGATTGAGGGCAACAGCAACGCGGGCGGTTGTCGGTTATACACGCAAACCGCCAGCGCAACTTTTCACGTGTCCTATGAAGATTATGGGTCTGATTTGCCGGACCCGCCGACAGACCCCTTTTATACAAACAGCAATCAGCTGGTGTGCATGTACGCCACCTATACCGTGCCCGCATCCGGCAACCCCCACTACTACTACGCTCAACAGTGAGGACGGTGAACTGACATGGCTGATATCTGGATGGATGTAGACACCGCCCTCAGCGAGGTGC